GTTTTACAAAATTACGTAATACCTGTTCGGTATACACAATATCTTCTATCTCGCTATACACCACAGCCTCCTTCTCTCTTAGTGGGAGACCTGAGGATATATGCGCGATTTCATACTCATTAGCTTTCATGTTGATACGTCGCAGAGAAGACTTCCCGCGATATACCTTGATCTCCACATCCTCTTCGACCAGATTAGATAACTCATTCACATTACCGTCATAAATATAATGCAAGTGAATACCGTGGCCTGATTTGGATAGTTCGGCATAAGTCGGAGGGAACTGTCGGGCTGCTTCCTTGTTCAGTTCCAAATCCTTCTTGCCTGTTTCTGGGTTCTTTTTATCCAAGTCAATAATAACATGACTCAGCGGAACTTTAACCCAGTGAAGTTGTTCCGTGTCGATATCAGCTAATACAGTCTTAACATCATCCCACTTCGCTAAAGGATTACCTTTCGAATTTGCAGGTTGTGCTGGAAATGCTGCAGCGATACCATTGAAATATGACGGGTTGTCAAGAAATGTGAGCCAATCTTCTTTTGCTTCTTCAGAATGTACGAATCGACCGTCCGTTTTGTCTCCGAGACCTTCTGGATATACGACTTCCCATTTGAATCCTCGATATAAATTCTTGTAACGAATATTATCGATCCGAATCTCTGTATGGAACTCGTCGAAATATCTCATGAGCTCTTTCTTGATCTTGGCTTTGTATCCTTCCGTCTTGAATCCGAGATCTTCCAGATATTCTTTATACATCTCAGCAACGCGCTTGAGTGTAATATCCTTACCAATCTCCATAGCATTGCTTCGAACAAAGTCGAATATGATGTCCGTATTGACAGCCATCTCAATATCGAAGTAATCGTCGTAGAAAGAATAACCAAGTTCTTGGAAAGTATCCATAGCCATTGATGCGATATACGGAACCTCATACTTAACCCGATCAAATAACGCATCATACTCTTCGTGTGTAAACTTACGACCGCTAGGATTTACTACAACAGCCCGTCGAGTAATCCCAGAGTCAATATTCCTTACACGATATCTTTGGTTTGACGCAGTTACCAATAATCCACTGAATGTTACATCGTATGGTTCTTTGTATTTCTTGTTGACAGATATTGTTTCATGAGATGTCAGTTTCAACAATGGAGTATCATTACTGATCCTGGAAATATCCGTATCATCGTCGATCAACAAAGGAACCTCTCGGATCTGTCCTGTTGCAAATGGTCCGCCACTCGTTAACTCCCTCAAGTCTATAGGAGCATGGTATCCGTCGAATATCATCTTGAATACTTTGAGTACAGTGCCTTTACCAGATCCTTTTGGTCCATACAAATACATAAACTTCTCGATACCATCCATTTTGTTCATAAGCAAAGCGCCCATAAACCATAGAATCTTTTCAGCTTCATTTGGATCATACAACGTATATAACAATTCTTTAAATGCCGGGCAGTCACCACTCACCGGAGTGTATGGTAATTTAACAGTTGCATAATCTTCGCGCCTGATCTTATGATCCGCAAACAATATGCGTCTGTTGAAGTTGGTTTCAGGTTGCCAAAGAACTTTAATATAATCAACAAATAATTTGTACTTGCCTGCTGACGCTTTACGAATCTCTTTAACCTGAATCCTAGCGGTTGGATGTTCGGCTTTTATTTCATGATACTTTCTCCACAAGATCGAGTCGATACAATCAAATAAATAGTTCTGGTCCATTATCCATTCGTTTCCATCCCAGAAAGCAAAGAATGAAGAACCTTTAATAACCAAGTCTTTAATATCACCAAACAAGAAGTCTGGAGATATGACATAATCATAAACTCTGTTGTTACTGAAGTTTTGCTCGACAGTGACGTCTAAAAAATCAAACTTCACCGAAACCCTCCTTTTCTATCGTATTTTGTGAGTTGTAGCCATTTTCAGCCAATTCGACCAAATCCGACGATTTCCATCGATTTTGACCAATAGTCCCCATTCTCCCCTCTTCTCCTATTGTTTATATATATTATAAGCTTTTAACTCTTGATGTAAACAATGTAAAAACAGGGTCGATTGGGGGGATTAGGGACTCACAACCCCTAAAGTACCCTCAAAATCGCCGAAATATGCCCAAAAACCACCCAAAATAAGGCATTTTCAAGCTATTTCGGCTCCGCCCCAAAAACCCTTAAAAATTTGGGGGATTTTGGGGGACTGCTATTTTGAGCCATTTTAGGCCCATTTTTCCTATAATATCATAGTAATTTAACCACGATTTTAGCCCGAATCAACCCTGTTTTTCCCACAATATTATAGGAAATCCGGCTGATTTAGACAATATAATTGACGATTTTACCTCGTTTTTTGGCCTGATAATAGTCAATATTACCAATTTTGAACCCATTAATGCGACGTTTTCGCCACATAAATAGGTCATCTTTAGCAGGATCCAGCTTCAAATCAGCACAAATATCATAGATATGAACGCCATGTTTGCAAGAATATTGGATCTTTTGATGCATTTTCTCCAGATCTTCGTACTCAATTCCGTTCCTGCTAAGCTCGGATACACCAGTTAAACCCAAAGAATCCTTAATCAATCCCCGAATAATAGAGGATCTAGGCTTAAGCATCCACTTAGGATAGTAGTCCGAATGGTGTCCTGAATATGCGTCAGAGATCTCCAAGAAGAAGTTGATAACATCAATTGCTTCCACAATATTCTTCAGTTTCAACACCTTAACTACGTTAGATCTGCGGTCAGCATACATCTCAAACTGGATTACTGTAGGATCCGTGAGCTTGAAATACATCTTCCCATAGATCTTTGCAAGCATGTACTTGTCGTACTTACGAATATCCTTATAGAATTTACGCAAGTAGTCAGTAAAGTTGATTTTAATTAAGTCTGTTCCAGGATCAATCACGACCATTGTAATTTACCTCCGGATCATCATAATCTGCTGTTACAAAACGTGAGTTTGTAGCCAATAGTACCTTACCAAGTTCCCGCCAATATACCAGAGAAGGTCTAACTATAGGAGTTGCTTCATTATCAACCATACTTTCATAATCCGTCTTGTTAATATCATCGAAGTCAACATCAACACCTTTACTAAACAAGTAACGACGAATTTCAATGTGTTGAGGAACGTCTAAAGCGTCCTTTAGTAACCCGCGCATCCAGCGAACCTTCGGCTCAAACATCCATTCGGGCATAAGAGCCTTATCTAAACGATATGAGCTTTCAGCAAGCATGGTAAAGAAGTTTACGATCTGCACAAACATATCCGGAGTAAGTCCATATAATACCTTACGATCGTATCTATAACCGTAGAAGCGGTATTTGAATTGGACCTGGGTTGGATCTGAGATGTTGAAATACATATAGCATTCAATCTTCTTGAAATAATCCAAAGCATCTGGACGATGTAATTCAAAAAGGCGTGTGAAATATTTGGTTAAGTTGATAACATAAATGTCGTTTTGGGTAGTCATCTTAATACCTCCTATTCCTTAAACCTTACGAATGAATTGGCGAATATCGAGTGTTAAGTAATCGCCTTTGAAGATCTGCTCAAATTTGATGATAAGCTCACCATTAGAAATCTGAACAGAAGTGATCTGCCCGTTACGAGTACCTGTATTCCAAAAGACATTAGCAGTAACTCCAACAGCAAATCGCTTTGTCACCTCCGTAATATCTACAAGATCTGTAATTGGTACAGAGATTTCATACTCATGGATGTTAGGATCTTCCGGATCAATACCAACTGAGAAAATAGGACCTTTAGTTTCCAGCATATCGGTATCCACATTAATAAGTGTATCAATACGAGCAAGAGCATTACCATATTTAATGGATTTGAATTCCTTGAAGTGGAAGATGAAGATATCTCCAATATATGGAATGATAGAATCCAATGAATATAGCAGATCGTCTTTGAATGTATTCCAAGTACAATCTTCAAAGGAATATAGTGTGTCTGGTTTACCTTCTGTCTGAACGGCAAACTTTTCAGCCTCTTTTTGTACACGAGCACAAACCTTAATACCGTCACGTGAGTGTTTTACCCATAAGACATCGTTCATATCGATGTCAAGAACCTTTAATGTCATACCATACCTCCTTAAATAACCTCACGGACAATTAGACCGTGTTCACGCAAAATAGGTTTAAGATCAAAGTCTTTACCCACCATAATAACATCTTCACCAGGTTTAGTCTGATGATTATCGAACCACAAAATGAAGTTCTGCTTCATCGGCTCATTGTCAAACACCAAAATCTTACGATTATAATGTCTCCATTGTTCCAAATCATTAGAAGCTAGGCCGAGATGAATAATCAAAACGTTTTGAATTCCGTTATCCACAATATGAACATTCCCTAAGGAAGGGATATTACCAACGAAGTCGACTTGCTTAGCCCGTGAGCTAGCCAATATAGATGGTTGTTTAGAGATGTATAACTTAACCATGTTCGCATCATCAGGGTATTCGTTTGTGGTGAAATGAGCGTCGTATAAACTTCGCCAACCAATAACATAGTCCTTAGCCTCAATAGGATAGTGGTGACAGATACGTTTGTAATCTGCCACTGTCAAATATCCCATAGTCTTCAGAACTTTCAATAAGACACTTTTCAAATAAGACGTCTTTTCCATACCAGACTTGAATTTCATTCGCGGCTCCTTTTATTTGATTGTAGGTTCGTATTTCATATCACGAAGGATTTCTTTGTTTTGAGCACCGATATCATCCAACATCATATCTACGCCCTCTTCCAAACGTTTAACAAATTTACGATAGATGGCTGCATTTTTACGTTTCAAACGATACAGGTTGTTAGTATCATATAGGTGTAGGTTGTTAGGTACAATTTGTTTGAGGTGCATTGGATGGAAGAAAATATCATCAGATGCTTTAGGACTTGTATAGTCAAGAGCGCGTTTGTCGAATCCAAACATGTAGTCCTTAAGTTCGACTTTCTTATTAGCAGCTTTACGTAACTCGGCAACAGAAATAGAGTCGCCACGGTTCAATTTATCCAGAACATACATATACCACAGAACTTTTTGTCCTTGAGCGGTAGTGTATTGTTCGTCGGTCATACCAGCGTTAGCAGCTTGTACAGCCTCGTCATTGAAATGTTTTGACTTGATAACAGGTAATCGAGTAATATCATACTTCATTAGTTTCTCCTTATGTTTAACGTAATACTACGAGAAGATTTGCTCGTAGATCCCACAGTAATTTTCGTGTATCCGACTCTCCTACGATTTCGCTACGTAGAATCGCCGAGTCCAAGAGTTCTTTCAACCTCCTGGCAGCTTCAAAGATTTCAGCATCGTCCATATTCGAGACGACCTTATCTTTTATTTCGTCCATTAGTCTTTCCTTTCCAATTATATGTATTGTACTCGGAATGGTCCAGCTCCTTTTGGTAGCGTGTCGCGTCAATAATATAGTAGTTTTTAACATCGACAGGACCACCCGGAGTAAATGTGCAGTCCAATGGTTTAGAGTCGAGAATATCCAAACGAGTCAAATGTGGCTCATCTGGATTATTCCAATATCTAACCAAGGATAAATTAATTACAGGTAGGTTTGTGCCTTGGCATGATGCGATTTCATTACCATCAAATTTGTATTGAATGAATTTATATGTCGTTGCGTACTTTCTGAATATGGTATCAATGAAATCTTCTGAGTCATCAGCCTTGAACAGTTCCTTAACCATAGCCAACAGTGATTCCGAACTTTCAAATATGAACATCCGATGATCATTGTCAGTTTCTGAGATCACAAGATATGGACAAAGCATATATTTGTCTTTACCCATATTGATCTTGATAAGATTATCCCCATAAGCTATCCCCACCATGATATTGGGTCTAGCCTTGGATAATTTGGTCCAAAACATAAATTTGTAGCCCTTATAATAGTCCTCGTTTAAGACTGATAGATCGCTCTCTGCACACTTTCTGAGTACGTCGGCCCTTTCTATCGAATAAGGAACTACATAGTCGTTAAACGCCATTATATAGCCTCCTAGACCCCTTCTAGCGGGTTAGTTTGTCCCAAAGGTCATCTCCAGCCTTTGGATAGATCACAAGCCCATCGTTTGAGCCCCATTCGTCATAAACCTGACGTCCGAAAGTCAAATATCCTGCATTAGTCTTCTCCATAGGATAGATATAGCAGAATGTGTTTATGGATTGGATTGTGAATTCGGAATTGGTTTTCATGTTTGAGATCATGCGATTCATTAATCCCTCAGGACTTGACACGATCTCTCGTGGAATGCAGACAAGAACCTCTTCTTCATCTTTCCTCTTGGCCAGGAAGAAATTATGAGTAGGAGCATCGCCATTCTTGTATTCCTTAATAGTAGTAATACGACTACCACCGCATAATACAAAGTTGTATCCACGCGCAGAATATACGTCAGTAAGGCTTCTAGAAAACCCTTCCACAACGCAGTTATCCGATTCCGATTCGGATGCTTCCCATCCTTGGTTATATGACCTAAGTACAGGAGTACCGTTTCGCAAATACATGTGTTTCAAGTCATAACCGTTGATCAGTCGGTAGTGACTTAGTTTGTATTTGTCTTTCGTTGTCCACATGATCCAAGTAGGCATTAAAGCCCACTCGATATCTGTGATGATTTTGTCAAGCCAATTTTTAAGATTAGCAAGACCTTCTTCTAGTTTTGCAAATAGTTCCTTCATTAGGTTAGTCCTTTCTGAAAATATGATGCGATGTCTCGCGTAGTAATTCAATTCCTAATGTTATAATTCTGAAGTTTCAAGTTCGCCCAAATCATCATAAATAAAGAACGAACGATAGCGTCCGAACTGATTTAGACCAGCCATATAAATAGTATGCAGATCTTTTCTTTTTATGAATTGATCAGTGATAGTGAGATTATCAGTACAACTTTTTAGGATTATAGTAGTACCTTCAAATAGATTATGAAGATTCGCAAATACATAATCAGACTCTCGCATACTTATTGTTAGATCACTAGCAGAACAACGGAAAGAATATACCTTCCCGTCCTTCTTGATGATTAGTCGATTAATCTTCCGAGTCGTCATCTTCATCACCTTCTTCTAGATCCACAAATCCTACCTCGTGTTCAATACGTTTGTTATATTCATCCCATAGTGACTTAGAATCATCGTAGTCTGATTTAGGCAAACCAAACATGCCGAAAGTATCATCATAATTTGGCTTGTTAGTGCGTCCACTTTCCAAATATGAGATAAAGGTATCGTGAGTAATAGCATCGAAGTCTTCGAATTCGATTGACATCTTATCGAAAATGAATTTCAGATACTCAGTCGCAGATTTCTTACCACCTTCGACGTGTAGGTTTTCAGCAAACCAAATAAGCAGCTCACCAATGCTTGCCCAACTAGAATATTTAGACGCAAATCCAAAGTATTCGACACGTTTGTCAATCAATTGTTGACGGATGTTAAGCAACGCGATGTTGTGTTTGTTAGGAGTATATTCCCAAGCAAAGATAGGTGCAAAGTCATCAATAAGTTTTGAATTATGGATTCCTGCACGGTCAAGAACTAACGCACAGTAATAATCATAGCTATCTTGCGTGTCTTTGTCGTAGATCATACGTTCATACTCCATTTCATTAGCTTTAAGCGAGCGGATTGTATACATCATATCATCAATGACCTTACGAATTTCTTTCGCAGATCGTTTGTCACGATAGTTTAGGAATCGATCTTTCATTTCGAATTCGTCAAATTTACGAACTACAGAAATGGTATCGCCTTGTCCATCTGGAAGGTCGATAACTTCTTCAGTCATTGGATCATATTCAATCCCAGCAGCATTTTCATATGGAGTAATGTTACGGATAATCATACCGTTTTCTTTACGCCAGGCATGTCCATCACCAAATTCAAGAGGATCTTGGTCCTGTTCGATATCACGTTCAAGATCCATCAGAGCATCACGCTCTTCGAGACGTTTCTCAATCTCAGCCGCTTCGTGAGCTTCTAACAGTTCTTCATACGAAAGACCATCTTCTTCCAACTTCTTTTCTTCCTTATACCATTTATAGAGACGGTAACCGGCATAGCCGATACCTGCCACTAAAACAGTATATCCCAAAATCTTCAAGTTTCTATTCATTATTGGAATATCCTTTCAAAATTTAATTAAGCTTGTTCGTCCGCTTCTGCGTAGATGTTTGGAGCGTAACGGTTGCGTGGGCGTTTCCAGCGAACATATGTTTGTGGAACCAT